ATCAGAAACTCCTGCGGTAAGCAAAACAAAAGTAGCACCAATACAAGCTACAACAGAAAAACCAAAAACATTAAAAGGAAGATTAGCATTATCATTAACAGAATTAAAAAATAAAAACTAAAAAAAAATGGCAACAACAACAACAGTAAACAGTTCCTATGCCGGAACGGTGGCAGGGGAAATAATAGGAAAAGCTTTTAAAGAAGCAGATACTATTCAAAAAGGTTTGGTAACTATTTTACCAAACATTCCGGTAAAACAAGTAATCCGTAAAATTGACTACGGAAATGGTCGTCAAGATTATTCATGTGGTTTCGCTCCTGCGGGAAGTGTAACACTTGACGAGGTAATTTTAGAGCCAAAGAAAATCAAAAACGAGGCTGAACTTTGTAAAGAAGATTTCAGAAATGTATGGGATACTGCTACAATGGGATTCTCTGCTCATAATGACAATATGCCAGTTGATGAAGAGCAAGCTTTATTAGTAGAAATTTTAGCTGATACTGCTCAAGCAACTGATTCAGATATTTGGATTGGAGAGGCTACAGATGATGGACACTTTGATGGATTTATTCCATTGTTTTTAGGAGATGCAACTGTAATCGATGTGGCTTCACCTGCAACTATTACTGCTTCAAACGTAGTAGCTGAAATGCAAAAAGCATCAAACGCAGTTCCTGTAGCTTTGAGAAGAAAAGCTGATTTAGTTTTCGCTATCTCTGCTGATGTAGCACAAGCTTATAACAATGCTTTAATAACTGCTGGAATCAACAACGGTTTAGGTGGTCAAGGTCAAGAGTTGTATTTAGGAATGTACAAATTAGAAATCATCAACGGTTTACCTGCTAACACAATGGTAATTTACCAAAAGAAAAATCTTTATTTTGGAACAGGTCTTTTAAGCGATCACAATGAAGTTCGTATCAAAGACATGGATGAAACTGATTTGAGCGGTACAGTACGTTACAAAATGGTTTACACAGCCGGAGTACAATATGTAAGAGGTTCAGAGGTTGTTTTATACACAACTTACACAGTTTAATAAATAACAAGGCGGTTGAAAATACCGCCTTATTTAAAACATTATAATAATGGCAGCGTGTGAATTTATAACAAACGGCAGACTTTTAGAATGCAAAAATTTTACAGGTGGTTTAGTTAATGCCTTTTTTGCTCCATTTTCAGATATTGGCGCAACGGTAGTTAATTCAGAACTTACAGGTTTAGGAACTTTAGATGAAGTTTTTAAATTTGAATTGAAAAATACCGGTAATACTTATGTTGAAACTGAAACAGCATCAAGAGATAACGGAACTATTTTTTATGATAGCCAATTAAGTTTAGTACTAACCGGCTTAACTGCTGCTTTAGTAAACCAGGCTAAATTGCTTTCAAGAGATAGAATGTTGATATTTTTGGAAGATAACAACGGAACTTATCACGCTATTGGATTGAAAAATGGTGCTGATAAAACAACAGGAACAAGAGAATTAGGTGGTGCTTTAGGTGATTTCTACGGATTGAAAATGACGTTACAAGCGTTAGAGCCTGAAACTGCTCCAATATTATCAAGTGCAGCTATTACTTCTTTACTTGCATTGGTTTCTGACCAATATGTAAACGATTAATATTTTTTAAAATAGAGTTTAAGGACAGCGTATTAGGTTACGCTGTCTTTTTTTTTGTATCAAAAATTATTTTTATCGTTATATAAGTATGATAATATTTAGACCATCTGAAGAAACTCAAACGGTAACTATTATACCTCGTTATGAAGTGAATTTAGTTACTTTAAAAATACGTGATGAAAGCAAAGCCACAGAAGAAACTTTTGAGGATTTGTCGGCTGTTTATAGTTATGGTTATTTGACTTTTGAATTTGACAAAACAGTAAGCGAAGGAAGCACTTTTGAATTTGAAGTTTACGATAATGAAAATACACTATTTCGAGGCAAGGCATTTGCAACGGATCAAACAGATTTACAAAATTATAAAATCAATCAATAATGGGAGATTTAAGAACAATAAGTTTAAGCGCATTTGATACACAAATTTTTGACGAAGTAAAGCCAAGCGGTAAAACTTATGTATTAAATGGCAAAAACAATGAAGGGTATGATTATGTTATTAATCGTTACAAATATTCTCCAACAAACGCAGCAATTTTAGATAGTTATTATTCTTATACTTATGGCCAAGGATTGACTGCAAATTATATGGCTAACCAGGCCATCCAAATGGCTAAAGTCAACAAACTATTTACAAAAGATATAGTTCGTAAATTAGTAAAAGATTATACCTTATTTCACGAATGTAGTTTTGAGATAATTTTAGGTAAAACAGGAAATGAAATTGCACAAATAAATCATTTACCAAAAAACAAAGTAGTTCCAAATGAAGTTGATGAAAATGGAGTTATTAATTCATATTGGTATTCTTACGATTGGAGTGATTTGCGAAAATATCCACCAACTCCAATACCGGTATTTGTTCAAGGCACAACAGAAAAAAAGACAGTCTTTGTAATCAAAGAATATTCGATTAACGATTTCTATTTTGCAAGGCCATCATATTATTCAGGATTAAACTATGCTGAATTAGAAGAGCAAATTTCTGTCTATTGTGTGAACCATATTAAAAACGGATTGAGCGCAGGGCATATTATAAATGTAAACGAGGGAGTTACTGATGACGAGGTTAAAACGCAATTTGAACGTAACATTATAAAAAAATGGACAGGCGCAAATAACGCTAATAAGTTTATTTTATCGTTTAACTCAAATAAGGACAATGCCACTACAATTGAAACTATAACAATCGCAGATGCACACCAACAATATCAATTTTTAACAGAAGAAGCAAGAAAGCAATTATTGACAGCTCACAAAGTTGTAAGCGGTGCAATTTTAGGTATTCAATCGGGAACAGGATTTAGCAGTAATGCGGATGAAATCGAAACAGCATTTAACGAAACAATGTTAAATGTAATAACACCAATGCAAAACGCTTTAACTGATGGTTTTGAGTATGTATTAGGTCAAAATCAAATCACTTTAGAATTGTATTTTATGAATTTGCGACCTAAAAGAGTTGAAGTTGAAACGGAAGTAAAATTATCAGATCAAAAAAAAAAGATAGGTAGTGAACTTATTGAGTTAGGCGAAGATGAAGATTTAGAGAATTATGAGTTAATAGAGTGCAAACCTGTTGACTATGAAGAAGAAGAAAAGCTAACTTATAAATTTGCCACAAGCACCGGAACTGCAAACTCAAATCGAAGAAGTATTTACGATACTGATTTTTATCTTTTTCGTTATAGATATGCAGGTAATTCATCACCCGAAAGAGAATTTTGTAAAAATATGATGAGTGCAAATAAGATTTACAGAAGAGAGGATATTGAGGCCATGGGCGATATAACAGTTAACCCTGGATTCGGTAAACATCCTAACCCAAATAATCCATATTCTATTTGGAAATATAAGGGCGGTGGATTGCTTTCTGCAAACTTTGTAGGAGGAACTTGCAAACATTATTGGGAAAAATTAACCTATAAAATTAAAGATGTTAAACCTGATGTTAAATCACCAATTGCTATTGACGATGCGAAAAAAGATAGAGCAAGTGGAATAGCAGGAATAGCACCTCACGACATATAAAATAAATTATGATACTATTAATAACACCGCAGCAAATAGTCGCAAAAACACCATTAAATGGCAACATTGACTTTGATAAAATAGTGCCTTGCATTGAGGATGCACAAATAACAGATTTAGAGCCTTTAATAGGTCAAGTTTTATATGATAAGATTTGCACCGATTTTGAGAATGACGATTTAGAAGATAAATATTTGACTTTGTACAATGATTTTATAGTTGACTTTTTAATTCGTGCAACCGCTAAAAATGTTCTTTTGGTTTTAGCTTATCAAATCTCAAATGGTGGTGTTTATAAGCATACTGCTGAAAATGCAGAAAGTGTAACCAAATCAGAGGTTGATTATTTAATGGTTCAACAAAGAAGTAAGCAAGAAGTTTTCGGACTACGAATGCAAAAATGGTTATCTTACAACAGAATTCCGGAATATACAAAACACAGCGATACAATTTCACGTAAAAAACTAAATGTTGGCAGTTGGTGGTTTGGGAATAATAGTTGTAATGATTGCGGAAATATAGAAATCGACACTTATGGACAAGACTAAAAAGCCAAACATAGCACGTTTAAGAAACGAGGAAAAATTGAAGCAATTTTTATTTAAAAAACAAGTAAAAAAAGATGGCAAAGCAAATAATTAATGTCGGTACAACTGCCAATGATGGCACAGGGGATAAGGTAAGGGATGCTTTTATAAAAGTCAATTCTAATTTTGGCGAATTATACGATGAAGGTGGCGCAAATATTACTGTAAATAATCCGGTTACTTCAACAGAAACTACTTTAGATGAGGCCTTAAGCGATTTAAATACAGGTGGCGGTGGATCTCAAAATCTTCAACAAGTTACTGATGAAGGAAATGAAACTACACAAAATATAAAAGTTAAGGATAGCGAAAAATCAGTTACTTTACAAACTAACGGAATTAATTATGAAGATATAGATGATGGTGGAAATACTATTTTAAGATTTATAAATACATCAGCAGTAAGTCAAGAAATTGAAATTAGAGGATTAAGTGGTACAATGGCTTTGCTTTCTGATATTACAACTCCAACGCTTCAAGAGGTTTTAGATGAAGGAGATTCGGCAGTAGATAGCGCCATTTTTTTAAGCAATACTGCAAATGATTTTGAAACGAGTGTTAATGAATTTGGCGATGGTCAGATAAATTTAAAAAGTGTAGTTAATGACACTTTAACAACTATTGGCGCAGGTCAAGTTTATTTAGGGAATGTTGATGGTACTGATAATGCTATAATAAATAAAGATGGTATTAATGTTAATTCTGTTAATTATGCATTTCCAAGTGGCTCATCAAGTCCGTTAGCAACTTTAGCTGATATTACAGGTGGTGGTGTTACATCTGTTGGATTAACTATGCCAAGTGCTTTTAGTGTTACAAATAGTCCAATTACATCAAGTGGTGATATAGCTGTAACAGGTGCAGGTTTAGTTTCTCAATA